TGTAGAATTTACAATAGCTTAAAAAAATGGAAGAAACACTAATAAAAGTAACAGACGTTAAAGGAACAATCCTTAAACCAATAGACGCAACCTTTAAGGTAGAATACAAATACGAAGGAGAAGCTGTAGCGGAAGAAGTATTGTCAGGAGATGTAATAAGGGGAACGGTAAAAGGAGAAAAATTTCCTGTGGCAGATGCAACAAAAGATTTAGAATCTACAAAGGTTATAATTATTGTTAAAGATGAACCTGGTAATTTAAGCTACGCAAGTAAGACTCTTACATTTTTTGGTAAGTTACCTCCATTGGGATTGGATGCAAATCTTCCCTTTGAAGGTATTAAACCTGAAACAAAAAAGGAAAAGCAATTAGCTCTTGCTAAGAGAAGACAAGTTCTTCTTGAAAAATTAACAGAAAAATATCCACCTCAAAAATTAAAATAATGGCATATCAAAAATTAACTGCGAATAGGGCATCTATAGTAACGCCTAGTGATACTATTTTAATCCCTGACATATCTAATCCTGACGGGATAAATAATGGGTGTGCTTTATATATAGGGCTTCCAGGAAACGTAAGGGTTAAAACTGCAGGTGGTGATGACATAGTATTTGTTGGTTGTTATGCAGGTCAATTTTTTCCTGTAAACGTAATTCAAGTTTACGATACAGGAACAACAGCTGGAGAAATACGCGCACTATGGTAGAGAGTAATCAAACAAACAGTATGATTACAGACCTGAATGTAGAGTATACACTTATAAAAGAATAATGACTTTGCAGGATATTAAAATATATACACTTAATTCATTAAGCTTAGTCGTATCTTTTTCTCAAGTTGAAATGGTTTTAAAATTAATTCTATTAGCAGGTTCTATTATATATACAGCTCAAAGAATATGGATTAATCACAATGAAAAGAAAGATAAATAAAATAATTATTCATTGCTCAGCAACTCCTCCAAACATGGATGTAGATGCAGACAGAGTTAATGAATGGCATTTAGAAAATGGGTGGTCAGGTATTGGCTACCATTTTTTTATTAAAAGAGATGGTCAAATAGAAATAGGAAGACCATTAGAAAAATCTGGTGCCCACACTAAGGGTCATAACAAATCTTCCATAGGTGTATGTTATGCTGGAGGTGTTGGCAAAGACATGTGCCCTGAAGATAACAGAACAAGCGAACAAAAATCTTCCTTCCTAATACTTTTACTGTTACTTAAAAATATTTTCCCTGAGTCTGTTATACATGGACACAGGGACTTTTCAGATAAAGCTTGTCCAAGTTTTGATGCAACTAATGAATATAAAGAATTATGAAAAAAATAATAGATTGGTTTGGCGGTAGTGTAGTAAAAGATTTACTAGCAGGATTAGATAATCTGTTTACCTCAAAAGAAGAAAAGATAAAAGCAGAGAATGTTATCAAGCAGATTTTAGTTCAGAAACAATTGGAACTACAGAAACTGCAGACAGATATAATTATAGCAGAAGCAAAGGGTAATTGGCTACAAAGAAGCTGGAGACCATTGATGATGTTGGCGTTTGGCTTTATAGTTATATACACAAAGTTTATAGCTCCTGTGTTTGGATTAACTATACCTGAACTTGAAGTTGAGTTCTGGACCTTACTTCAAATAGGAATAGGTGGATATGTAGTAGGAAGGACAGGAGAGAAAATGATGATGTCATATTCAGAGACAAAAAAATAAATAGTATCTTTGTATAAACATAAAAATTAAATTCAATAAAATGGAAAGTAAAAATTTATCACAGGAAGAGTTAAGTAATTTACAAGAATTAAATAAATCTTTTACTCAGGTTAAAATATCTATTGGAGATTTAGAGATTCAAAAAGAAGGTCTTATCTCAAAGGTAAAATTAATCAAGTCTCAGTTTGTGCAGCTTGAACAGGAACTAATAAAAAAATACGGAGACCAATCTGTCATTAATTTACAGACAGGAGAGGTCACCGAAAAAAAAGAATAAACAATGGCTAAAATTAGTAACACCTTATCGTACCCTAATCAATCTCCAATAGAAAGTGGAGACTATTTAATTGGAACCTCATCAAGTTCGAGTCCTGTTCCAAAGCAGACAAAAACTTTTACGCTAGGTGACATTGCTAATTTTACTGCAGAAACAATTTTAGATGGAGACCCGTTTAGAATTGCAATGTTTAGTAGCTCAAACACATTAATTAATTCACTACTGCTTCAAGATTTTGCAGCTAATGTATTAACACTTGACAACGGTAATGGTGAGGGAACATTAATCGTTTCTCAAGATGTGAAAATAGGAAGAGATTTGCAGGTTGTAGGAGAGTCTCTGTTTTTTGACGGGGTCGTGATGGAAGCATCCTTAACTGTACAAGGAAAATTTACCAGCTCAGGAGAAGCGGTATTACTTGGTCAGGTTGCTGATGGAGCAGGTAACGTAGGTATAGGTGAACAGGTGTTAGTTTCACAAACTAACGGAACTGTAAGATGGGAGAACTATCAAGGGTCAGGATTAGAATTCCAAGGAGGCTGGGCTGCCAATGTAAACTTTCCTGTTTTAAGTAGCTCGTTATTAATACCTGCCAACACTGGATACTACTGGATAGTTTCTACAGCTGGTACTACTCCGCTTGACACTCAAGGAGGAGGAACAATAACAGACTGGGAAATTGGTGACTGGGCAATTATATCTGAAGACTTATTAGGTAATGTATTCTGGGATAAGATTGACAACTCATCTGTTCTTACAGGTAGTGGAACTGCTGGCACTGTTGCAATATGGACAAGCTCAAATGAGCTAGGAGATTCAAAAATAAAAAATGGAGTAGGAACAAACTCTTTAATATTCAACGACACCGCAAACGGAGAAGCGGCTGGAGAAGCAGCTAATTCTTTTGGACAAGACAGTAAAGCTGATGGAGACTTTTCTTTTGCAGTTGGAAGAGGTGCAGAGGCCAAAGCAGATTATTCATTTGCATTAGGCTCAGGAGCTATTGCTTCCGATGAGTCGTCTATTGCTTTAATGGAAAGTGCTAAATCACAAGGAGCCGCTTCATTTGCAGTAGGTTTCGGAGCAGAGACTGGTGCGCAGTTTGCAATAGCTATAGGTAAAGACGCTTTGTCTTCAGGCGATGGCTCTGTAGCTATAGGCTCAGGCACGATTTCTTCGGGGGTTGGTTCTGTTGCTATAGGAACAAACACAGAGGCTACATCAGATGCTGCTGTAGCCCTTGGTGGTGGTAGTGTTGCATCTGGAGCCTGGTCATTTGCGGTAGGGAAAACCTCTAAAGCTGTAGGCGGTTCGTCTGTAGCGATGGGAAACGGCTCTAATACTTATGGAAGTGTTTCTGTTGCTATAGGTTTAGATAGTAAATCAGAAGGAGGCACATCTATAGCAATAGGACAAGAAACTTATTCTTATGGAGAAAGCAGTGTGGCTTTAGGATTCAAGACTCTTTCTTATGGTAAGGCTTCGTTAGCTGCCAATGAAGAATCTTTCGCGACCTATGATGCTGATGTCGCTCTTGGAAAATCAGTTTCAGGTGCGGTGCTTGCAACAGTTATAAGTCAACCAACCACAAGCTCAGTTGAAGTAACCATAATTGACGGAACAATAATTGCAGGTGATGAAATTTTTATACCTTCTCAATCAGAGTATCCATTAACCCCTATTGTAGTTCTTTCAGCTATACAAACTTCTACTAATGTTTGGGAGATAGTAGGTGATAGTGTTTTTACAGTTGTTGCTGAAACTCTGTTAGCAATAAGAGAAGCATCTTTAATACCAAAAGGATATAGTGTTGCAGCAGGAGAGAAAGCTAATGCAAGAGGTAAGAACTCTGTTGCTTTAGGAAGTGAAAGTGTTTCGGTAGGAAAAAACTCAGCAGCATTAATTGGAGGAATAGCAATAGCCGACACCTCTTTTGCTGTCGGTCCTGCATCAAGAGCAGAAGGTCAAGAGTCTGTAGCAATGGCAGGTGGATTAGCAACAGGGAAACGCTCATTTGCAGTTGGAGAAGGAAACAGTGCATTGTCTGTAGGTTCTGTTGCTTTGGGTATAAACTCAACAGCATCAGGTGACGAGTCCGTAGCTATTGGTGGCTCCAATGTTTCATCAGGAACTTCCTCGTTTGCACTTGGAACTGATAATGAAGCATCTGGAAACTTTTCAATTGCACTTGGAGCAGAAGACAATACAGCATCAGGTTCTTATTCAATTAGTTTAGGAACTGGAAATGAAACTACAGCAACTAAATCAAACGCATGGGGAGACGAGAATCAAGTTAATGCTCCACAAGGTTTTGGTATTGGTTCTGAAAACACAGTGGTTTTGACAGCGTCAAAAGGTATGGCAATAGGAAGCGGTAGTAAAGTTTCTGGTGAACAAGGCCTTGCAATAGGTACAAGCTTAGAGTCTACATCTTATCGTGAAACTGTTTTAGGTTCATTCAACCTAGTAGGAACTCCTGGAACTGTAGACGCATGGGTTGAAACAGATATGCTTTATGTTATAGGTAATGGGAAGACAGCAGGAAACGAGTCTAACGCATTAGAGATAACTAAAGCAGGAATTGTTTCTTTACCTTCTTACGGAAGTGGAACTATTACGGGGACGGTAGCTAAAACATTAGGAGTTACAGCACAGGGTCAGGTTATAGAAACTGATGCAAGTCAGCCTTTATCATGGGTAGGTCAATTAGGTGTAGACGCTTTTTCTGGTGTTCCTGTAATTGCAACAACACAGTCTTCAACATTATTTGTAGGAGACTCAACAACTACTCCGACTGCATTTAGAGAGATAACATTTTCAAAGAATGGAACTGGAGAGTTTAGAATCAAAGTAAGTTATACCCCTACAACCGTACCTACAGATAGAAACAAACTAGCGGTGCAGTTTGGAGATAGCGTAGCTAGGGTTTACAGTTTCACGCTAGGAAGTCAAACTATAGGAGGAGTATTACAAGAGTATAAAGAGTTTTTATTTAGAACATATACTCCAGCAGGAGTATTAGCAGATGGACAGTTGGATGGAAACGATGGAGGCTTTACAAGCGTTACGCTTTATGCTTAACTGAATTTTATTTAATATAAATTTTTAATTTAATATAATGGATATAAGAAAAATATCTGTCGGTCCAGATTATAAGTCTGGGGCTATGCATTACTTAGTAGGTCAGAACGTGTTGAATGGAGCATACAAGATTCATTTAATAAAGTACGACTCTGTATTACACTCCTACAAGATTTACATAGAAGAAGACGATGTTGTTGTTCTTTGGAAAGAGTTTAGCTCTGCTATGCCTGTGTCCATTGAATACAACATAAACTTTTGAAATCACCAACAGACTTTATAGTAACCCCCAGAGAAAATAAAAGATACTCCAATACTAAAAACATTGGAGGTATAGACTTTTTAGTTAGCTCTTCAGAGGAGGACGTAAGATATTCAAATAGGTATGCTGAAGTAAAGGCGTTACCTATAGATTATTCTGGTCCCATAAAAGAAGGAGACACCCTCCTTGTTCATCACAATGTTTTTAAATTCTACAATGACATCAGGGGTCAAAGGAGAAGTGGTAAAAGTTTTTTAAAAGACAACCTATTCTTAGTAGACCATGACCAGTACTTTGCTTACAAGCAAGATGATGTATGGTATGCTCATGACAGGTACTGCTATATTAAGCCAGTGAAAACAAAGGAGTCTGTTATATTTAAGAATACAAAAGAAGAACCCTTAGTTGGATTAGTTAAGATTCCTAATGAAAACTTAATTAAGCAAGGCGTTAATAAAGGAGACTTAATATCTTTTAAGCCTGATAGTGAGTATGAGTTTGAGGTTGATGGAGAAAAACTTTATCGTATGTTTGACCATCAAATAATAATGATACTATGAAATCAAACACAGAAATAAAACTAGATATTATATCTGCTGCCAGAAGCGCGGTGGAGCAGTTAATTAAAGTTGCAAGAGAAGACATTATAAAGCACGACCCCGAAGATGACTTGGCGGCAGACAGATTAAAGAACGCAGCGGCAACTAAAAAGTTAGCAATCTTTGATGCGTTTGAAATACTAAATAGAATAGAGGCAGAGAAGGCGGCTATAGATTTAGCTGATGGAGATAATAAGGTAAATACAAAACAAGGATTTGCAGAAAGAAGGTCAAGATAAAAAACTATATAAGTCTTTAGAGGACTACGTACCTAAATCAGTACTCACCAACAAGAATAGGAATAAGAGTTGGGAGTATGGATACAATGATAAGTATGATTTTATCTGCATATCTAAAAGCGGTGAGGTAGGAGATATATTAAATATTCAAGGGTTGATAATTGGTTTACCTAAGAGACCTAAGAAAATAAATTCTCGTTCTAAATCTAATCCCATGCAATACTGGGAACGAATTGATATACCTAAGCAGCTTAGTAGAATTCAATCTATATTCCAATGGAATGAAATGCCTAACGAGTTTAAAAATAATTGGGTAGATTATATAGAGAATGAATTTGATTGCAGAGAACTTGGCTATTGGTTCTACAACAACGGAGTACCTACGTACATAACTGGTGGACATTACATGTACCTTCAATGGACTTCGATTGATGTTGGTTATCCAGATTACAGAGAGGCGAACAGAATATTTTATATTTTTTGGGAAGCATGTAAAGCAGACAATAGGTCTTTTGGAATGACGTACCTTAAGATAAGACGCTCTGGATTTTCTTACATGGGCTCTTCAGAATGTGTTAACACTGGAACCTTAGCTAAGGATTCAAGGGTTGGTATATTGTCAAAGACAGGTTCTGATTCAAAGAAAATGTTTACCGATAAGGTTGTTCCTATAGCAAATAGATTACCTTTCTTTTTTAAACCTATCCAGGATGGTATGGACAAACCTAAAACTGAGTTAGCGTTTAGGATACCAGCATCTAAGATTACAAAGAAGAACATGTATAATTCAGATGCAGAAGAGCTGTTAGGATTAGATACAACAATTGACTGGAAAAATACTGACGACAACTCTTATGATGGGGAGAAGCTATTGCTACTGGTGCATGATGAAAGTGGTAAGTGGATAAAGCCTAACAACATACTTAATAACTGGAGAGTTACAAAAACTTGTTTGCGCTTAGGTAGTAAGGTTATTGGTAAATGTATGATGGGCTCTACGTCAAATGCTTTAAGTAAGGGAGGGGCTAACTTTAAAAAGTTGTTTGAAGACTCTTCAATAGATAACCGTAATTCAAATGGACAAACAAAAAGCGGATTGTATAGTTTGTTTGTTCCTATGGAATGGAACATGGAAGGCTTTATAGATAGGTATGGTATGCCTGTATTTAGAGCTCCTGCAACAGCGGTGCTAGGTGTAGACGGAGA